TATATAGCCATCAGGAGTTCTTCGCCAGTTAACTCCAGATGTGAAATTTGCTAGATGGACAACATCTTCCAAACCAAGGCTTTGTAGAAAAACAGAAACGTTTTCTATGTCTGAACCATTTGCCGATTTATCCATCTTTCCAGCGAGTGAATTTGTTACGGTGGTAGCAAAGTTAGGATCATTACCCAAAGCCGCAGCAAGTTCATTCAGCGTATCCAGCGCTTCAGGCGAAGAGCCAACCAAAGCAGCAATAGCAGCCTGAACGAAAGCTGTATTTGCAATTTGAGTAGAACTATCTTTGCCTTCCGCCGTTGGCGCAGTCGGCCTGCCAGTAAGAGCGGGACTTTCTTTTGGTGCGTATTGTTTATGCGGATCAGCCGCAGCTACATGCGCTGCCATTTTCTGATCAACATAGCTTTTCACCTGGATGATCTGATCATCAACATACTGTCGGGTTGCCAGAACTACCGAAGGGTCAATTTTCAGCGTTACGGCAGCGGTGCTGCTGACAATCAGGATCATGCGTACAACCTGTACGCGCCCGCTTCCCTCCTGTAACTGCGGCTTATACGTTTCCGCACAGTTGGCTACGGCAATCATATCGCCGTCTTTATCGAATAAACCGATTTCACGGATCCACCACCCGCCCTCGTCTTCAGGTATCACCTGCTCGGCAATAATCTGGTTGGCGTTATTCGGGTCAATGCTCAGACTATTAAGCGGCTTGCGGCGCAGCTCATGAACCAGCGCCGTTTGTGCCGGGTTCGGCGTCGGCAACACGCCGTTACCATCGCCTACAGCCATCTGGGTGATTTCAACCTGCGCACCCAATGCCGTGGCATTTGCCAGTTTCGCCGCGCCCACATTGGTTAGCACGGCATAATATTTAGTCGCCACTTGCGATCTCCACGGTGTCAATTAAATGGATTGCCGCCCCGGTGTAATCATCACCGCCCACGGCTATGGTTTCAGGAAAATACGGGTACACGGTTAGCGTATCGCCGGAATAACTGCCCGCGCCGATATACAGATCGCCGGTTGTTTGCAGGTGAAGAGACATTCCCAGCATATGACGGCTGCACGGCTTCACATCGGCGATCAGGCGTTCAAGTTCCTGATAGGTTTCTTCACTAATGCCCTGGTCTTCCACGCCAATATCCAGCGTGAAGGTGCCCGGTGCGGTGTCGATGTTCCACCACTCGTTAACCCGGATGAAGAAGCCGAACGGCTCCACAACCCGGCGCATGGCGCCCGTTGTACCCTTGTACTTATGCAGGTAAAACGCATCGGCCACCGCCTTTCGTTTTGTGTTTATCGGCCAGGCCTCATCCCAGCGATCAACGGAGAAGGCCCACGCCAGATAGGGCAACAGATCAGCCCGACACGTCCACGGGTTCCACAACTGGCGCAGCGGCACGGGCACTTCACCCAACGACGCACAGACGCGCGCGGCGACGCGCTCCATTCGGCTGGCGCTGGGTGGTAACAGGTCATTACTCATCGTAACCACCCACCGTTATGGTGTATTCGGTGCAGTGCGATGCCTGGTAGTCACTCAGCACAATATCCGCAACAGGCTGCGCCAGTTCCACGCGCTGGACGCCTTCGACGTGCAGGGCGGCGTAGATAGCTGAAAGACGGATATCGCGCCCTAAGCGATTCTGCGCGGCAATATACGCCTGTAACTGCTGTTCCGATGCCTGCCGGACGGGTTCAGCTTCCGGCCCCGGATAGATGTAAAGCGTTGCATCAATCTGATACGGCACGATCTCCGCAGACTGCACCGTTACCCTGTCGGCCACCGGGCGCACTTCTTCATCGTTCAGGGCAGCAGCGACCACGGAAAGCAGATCATCGCTGGCCGTTCCGTCACCTTCGCGCGACAGCACCGAAATGGTGACGCAGGCAGGCGTAGGACTCACCGCCGAAATATCAGCTACGCGCCCGTCTGCTGAACGCCCCCAAAATTCATACGCCGCAGTTGGCCCGGCCACGCTCAGACCTTCAAAAGCCTGCTGGGTACGCGTGCGTAAATCTGGGTCTGACTCCATCACGGCTTCAATTGGCGGTGTAACGCTGTCGTCTTCTTCCTGAATGGTCAGACGTTCAACGTTGAAATTGACCGCCAGATTATCCAGATCGCTATCCGTGGAATAAGCCAGCATCACCGCGCGGGCTGCTTCATTCACCCGCTGGCGCAACAGCAATTCGCGATAGCAATTCTCTTCCAGCAGCATGGTGATCGGCTCCGATTCAAGCTCAAGCGTGCGGGCGATCTCTTCCTGCTCGTCTTCCGGGTACATCGCAATAAATGCCGCCTTGCGCTGCGCGAAAAGCGTTTCGAAGTCCAGCGGTTCAACCACCACGGGCGGCGGTAGCTGCGATAAATCGATCGTGCCGCTCATGCCTGGCCCCTCAATGTAATATCAGCGTTAAATGGCGTCTGATTGTCGGTGCGATTGGCCTGGATAGTGGCAACCAGCCGACCGGCACCCGGCGCGCTCAGGGTGATACTGGTCAGAGAGATCCGCGGTTCCCATAAATACAGGGCGCTGTAGATGGCAGACATAACGCGCAGCTTCGTTATGGCGTTATCGACCGGCTGATCTATCAGGTTGAAAAGCTGCGAACCGTAAGCGCGGCGCATTACACGGGAACCGATCGGCGTTAACAGAATATCGCCGATAGACTGCGCTATATGCTCGTTGTCGGTGATGGCATGGCCTGAACTGGCATTCATGCCGCTGTAACGGACTGTACTCATACCGGGCCACCTGTATTACTACCACCGGACTGGACGCCGCTATGTTTGTGAGAATGGACAACGACACCATTAGACGAAAGCGATCCGCCTGAATGGGTAATATTGCCCTTCATTTCCCCGCCCTTTTGCACTTCCAGCGTGGCGGTGATCAGCTTGTTGGTGCAGACCACTTCCGGCGTGTCCAGGGTAACGCGCGTATCTGCCTTGACCGTTACCACCGGCACGGTGGCGGTAATGGATTCCGACGCGGTGACGCTTGCCGTTTTTACCCCGCTGACAACCAGCGCGCTGGCCTCCGGGTCATATGAAATACGGGCGCCATCCGGGTGCAGGATCACGCAGGTGGTAGCGCCAGCATCTGGCGGCGGTGCGTCTTCGCTGTAAAGGCTTCCGGCAATGAATGCCGTCTCCAGCTCACCGCAGGGGCACAAAATATAAACCTGTTCGCCCACTGTCGGCGCCCACCACGTCACGGCTTCACCGGCGCGCGGCACTGCCCAGCGGATCCAGTCGGTTTTGTTCTCGCCGGTTTCGACGCGTGCAAGATACTTTTCCGTATCCACTTCCAGCACGGTGCCAATGCGGGCGAGATTGCAGATAAGGCGATAGAGTTCGTTTAAATTCATAGTGCTGACTGTTTCCCGTGGTGCCGGTTACGCTGTCCGGCGTCGTTTCCACCCGGTAGCAGGCTTTACGACCGTTTCGGCTTTTGGGTTATGCAGTCAGTATCAGGAGTCGCGCGCGCGCAAACAACGCGGCGCCCTTGTGGCGGGTTGGTGACAATCAAATCTCTTGCATGAAGGCGACAACAGTATCGACCAGCCAGTCTAAATCCCCCTCGGTCATGCCCAGGAGTTCACGCACCGGGTAGCGTGCACGGGCACCCGGCACCACGTTATCGATTTCACCGTACTGGTGAACGCTGGCAATTTCGGCGGTATGCCCCTGAAAGCCAACCACGGCCATGCCGCCCGTACCGTAAGCCTTAAGAAAGCGTGCGGTACGCAGCTTGCGGAACATCGGATCCTTTCTGGTGCGGTTCTGCTTGGACTGGTTGAGATTGATTTCAATATAGCGCTGAATATCACGCTTATAGAATGTACGCAGGGCACCGCGATCCACGTCATAGCCGGTGATTGCGCGGTGCTCACCCCTGCCCGTGGTTCGCCAGTTGCGTAACTCCCTGGCCTCATCATTCCATATGAACTTTATCCCGCCCTGGGTGCGCAGGATTTTGCGGCGGCGGGCCTGATAGCTTTCACCGCTGGGGTTCTTCTGGCTGGCGATACGCTTTTGCTGGCGCTTACGCAGCCCGATCGCAACGTCGCGCGTCAACTTGCGACGGTGCCCCGGCGAAAGCTGCGCGGCCACACTGGCTAGCCAGTCGTCTAACTGCTGGAAGAGGGGATCGGTTTGTTGTCCTGCCATGTTTCGCCGCTGACCTCATCAACAAATACCAGTGACCACGCGCCAATTTCTGGCCCCGGTGCAGGGTCAGCACGGTGACGGGTGACGATCTCGCCATCTTCACGGGTGACTATCACTGCTTCATCAGCCTGAATCTGGATCAGCACGTCCATCGTGCTGTTACTCAGAATATCGGCTTCGAATGTTATGCCGTTCTGCTGCCTGTCCGGGTTAAACAACAGATCGGGTTGATATAAGCGCGCCCATGCCAGTACCGGCACGCTGATAGTATCCAGAGATTCAGGGTAATCCATGACCAGCACTTCCAGCGTATAGCGATACTCAAACGCAGCAGCACGCTGGCCGGTGCTGACCATACGGCCTTTACGCAGGTAAACAGCCAGATTATCGGGATTCTCACGCAGCCAGGGCACATGCTGGCTTATCATCTGGCGCAGCAAATCGGGTTTAAGCATTACTTATCCCTCCCGGACTTAACCGCATCATATGCAGCCTCACAGGCTAATCCTCTGGCTCTTGCTTCATCAGCATCTTTTGCCAGTTGCCCCGCTCGATCGTCAGCGCGGCGGAACAGGTCGGCGAGCAGTACGGCGCCGCTGGTTTCTGCCTCGCTTCTGCCGGGAGTTCCGGCACCGCAGGCGCGTTCACGGTCTGCCAGTTGCCTGGCGAGTTTGTCGGCCCTGTCGTGCAGCCCACGAGAAGCAGCACGGGCACGATCGGCATCAGCCTGCACGCCAGCAAGCTGCTGGCTGGCTTGTTTTCTGATCGCATCAATTTCACCTTGTCGGCGTTGTTCTTCTGCCCTGGCCTCAGCCTGCCTTTGCGCCAGCGCGGTGGCGTCGCGTGCATCACGTTGCGCCCACTCTTCACGCCAGTGCTGATCTGCATCACCGTAACCGGCGCTGTAACGCCAGTGGCTAAAACCCCATACAGCAGCAGCGGCCAGCACAAGACAAACGATCACTTTCCAGCGTGACAACCCCATATCTAAACCTCTCGCCAGCTCGCACTGTCATTACCGTACGTGCTGGAGCACTGTCAAAAATGACCGCGCTCGATACGCACGGCCAGCACAGTTAAAAATGACCTGCACGGCACATCAGGCAGGGTAATCGGCATAAGGTAACTGGAAGTGTGGCCCGTCTTTGAGCGTCTTCCAGTCTCCGCCCCACTCCACCGGAATGCCCAGATTTTTACCCGCCTGCTTAAACGCTTGGGAAATCTGCTGGTAATACTGCCAGTCCCATGAACCGGCAGGCGTTGGATAAGCGAAAACATCAACGGCGTGACCGGAAAGATGCCTGCTGTTCATGGTCTGGCTTTTACCTTCCGCAACCAGTTGCTTTTGACGTTCGACAGTACGCAAACCTTCCGTAATGCCGAAATCAACCGGCGAAAGCTCAAGCGCCAGCCTGACTACCTTCACCAGATCGGGATGCACACCACGCAGGTTATTTTCACTTCGCTGACTGAATTTAAAGTTATTTGTCATTACGGGCACCTCGTTTGCTTATGCTCATTACGTCCGATCTGTTAACAATCTTCATTACGTTGCCTTTGGCCGATAAAACAGCCACACAGAGCGCCATATTGATCGCCGTCTCCGCAAAGTTTGCGGTTGAATACCTTCCGGTAACGATCAGGATGGTGACTGAACCGCACGCAACAATGAGCACCCAGGCAAACAAAGCAGCCATTCGCTTATGCTTTGCCCCATTGCGCTGATAAGTACCCAAAGTTACCGCGATTACTGCGCATGTAATTGCATTCACGATAAGTAGAAGTTCATTTAGCGTTACCATCGCCACCCCCCGAAAATAAACGCCCTGGGTTTATTTTTCTGAGCATGAGAAGTACATAAACCCCCAGCGCGGCGGCGACGGTTGCCCCAATAGATTTACCCACCGTAATGCCGTCAGGGAGGTACTTACCGATCGCCAACGTGATAAACCCGGTTGTCATATCTGCCGCGAGTACGCCAATCAAAAAAGAAGCAATGAAATACCCAATTTGAGCGAACCGGCTTAACTCAGCAGCGGAAAGCACATACACCACAGCCCCGGCAAAAGCGCCGACAAAAACGCCCGCGTCAGTGCCTGATAACATGCTGGCAAATGTGACGCCTGTAATTGTCACCGTTGCAGCGGCAGCGCCGGAAATTGGCTCACCGACCATACTTACACCCCGCTTAATCCTCTGAATTATTCACTTTTAATCAATCCCATAGCTGCACGGTTTCCCGCTGGGCTGGCGGCTGGATCTCTGGCAGGTAAACAATCTGCCCGGCCTGCAACTCAGTGGCGGCGGAAATGCCCTTATTGGCATCGATCACCGCCTCGGTAACGCCTGCTGTTCTGCCGTAATAGCGCCAGCAAAGCAGGTCGATCGTGTCGTTTTGCTGCGCCTGAACGTTCATTACACCAACTCCGCCAGGCCCCGGCTTTCGTCCTGGATATCACGGATTGACCAGCGCACATCCCGCCACAGCGTATCGATCTGCGTGCTCAATGCCGCCGCGTGGTCTTCGCCTTTACTGGTGGTATCAATATCGCGGTAGCCTTCAATCAACAGCGCCTTAGTGAGTGAATACACGGCGTTTTTATAGCGCCATACCTTCACGGAAGTGCCATTCACCGGACTGGCCGGAATTTCTGCCAATGACTCATAGCCCGCATCAATCTGCACCTGGCGCCACAGGAAAAGTTGATCATTAACATGGGCCACCGCTTCCACCGTTCGCGACATCAGGCGATCGGTTGTCACCTGCCCATCAAGACGCATCGCGCGGCGTAGTTCAGCCAGCGAAATGACCGGCCAGAATGGCAGGCTTTCAACTTTCGCGCCGCCATCATCAGGCACTGGATCGGATGGTGGCCGTACTGGCTCAGTGGCTACCAGACTCATGATCTCTACTCCGTATAAGTCAGGCGGTGGACGGCAGGACGAAGACGCGGCGTTGCCTGTTTTCGCCTGCCGTGCCGCCTGGGTGCGCGGGGGCACGTTCGGTTATGACGCCGCCTTCTGGCGGGCTGTCGTGGTTCTTTTCTTCGCTGCCGGCTTGCTTTTAGCGGCGGGCTTTTTGGTTTCCCGCTTCGCTTTTGGCTGCGCTGGCGGCGTTGCCGTCTGGGTTTCGGTTTCGGTGCTGTTTGCTTCTGGCTTGCCGTCTGCGCCGTCACCGTCAGCAGGTTGCCCGGTCTTCTTAAGCGCACGTTGCAGAAGCTCAATATCACGGGTTACGCCTGCTTTTTTCGGGTTCAACACTGCCGCCTGGCGCAGGTATTCAACCGCAGCGGTAAGCGATTCAACGTTGTCAGTCAGGCGCAACGTATACCCCAGCGCCTTAAGCAGCTTTGAGCGCACCTCATCCGGCATATCTTCATTCAGGGTTAAGCCCCGTAACGCTTCCAGCAGGTCAGCGGCGACCGGCGCAACAGCCGGGTTAGCTTTGAATGCAGCCAGGACGGGATCGCAAATTTCTTCCACCAGTACGGTGGCGGTGGTACGGCGATACTGATCCGGCATAGGCAACTTATGGCGCAATACGTACTGACCAATGCGCAGGGCTTCGGCGATGTTTCCGCAGTCACAGCACCAGATCATGACGGTGGTTAACACGTCGTCAGACTGGCCGGAATCTGCCGTAAGTACGCCTTCAATCCACGGCTGATAGTCCGGCAGGAGTTCGCGTTTTAAATCCGCTTTAGCCTTCTGGGACTGGACACGGCTCAAACGGGCTTTATCCAGTCGCAGGCGGTGAAGCATGGTTTCGTATGCCGTCATTTCAAGCTGCGACGGCTCACGGCTGGCGTGGCGGCGTTCAGCCATCACGCGGTTAAAATGTTGTTGAGCAGGTGTCAACATGATGCCCCCAAAGCGGCCAGCAGTTAGCTGGCCTGCGCTGATTTATGGTGCCGGTGCTGGTTCGGCGGCGGTAATGCCTTCGATCAGACAGCCGAAGCCGTAATCTTCAACAACATAGGCATCATTTGACGAACTGTAGGTAGAGACGCGGTTATATTCCGGCTCTTCCACGATACGGCGACGGTGCGCACCTTCCTGCCAGTAAATCGACAGGTTTTCCCACGAAGTGATAAACATGCTGCCATCAGGGAAGAAAGGCGCGATGAACGAAGGCAGGTTGCCGATCGTCTTACGCGAGGCAATCAACTGACCGGCCAGTGCTTCGGAGTTCGGGTTATTGGTGCTGACGGCGTTGATGATCGGGAACGAACGGCTAACCGTCAGGTTACGACCAGTGATCACCACCAGATTGGGCGAATCTTTGTACCATTCGTCCATCAGTGAGTTAACCGCGTCATAAACCAGCGAGTCATAGTTACCGTAATCACCTTTAGCGATCACCTGGTTGGAATCGTCGCGACTGGTCACGGTGATATCTTTCATGACTCGTTGCGGCGCGTTCGCGCGGTACTGTTGCAGCCAGCCGATACCACAATCCTGCAAAAGCGGGTTAGCGTTACGGTCGGACTTATCCGCATAGCTGGTTCCGTTAAAGCCGATCATGATGCGGTCAAGCGCGATACGCTGAATGATCTGATTGCTCAGACGCTGCTGGAAGTCCGGGAATTTAGCCCACGCATCAAGCTGCGCATAAGAGGCGAAAGTATCCGCGTTCACCTTATTACAGGTGTACTTGTTCGAATCCAGCGCCGTGACGGAAACAGGCTGACGGCGATCGGTGGTGGAATTGTTGGTGCTGGAAATCGGGCCGCTCACACCCAGACCGATTTTTTCGCCGGTCTGATCGTTAACGCCGTAGATGTTAATCAGCTTCAACATTTCGGAAGACTGCTGCACCTTGTCTTCAAGCGTCTGCTCAACGCTTGGATCAATGCTGAACGACTTTGTTACGTGGGACTTATTGATGTGATTCAGTTCAGCTTGTCGCTCAAGATACGCATCAAACAATTCACGGGTAGAATTACGCATAGTTATGTTTCCTGTACTGTTCCTTCGTTACTGGCGGCGATCAGCAGTCAGCAAGCTGGGCGTTAGATTTTTCAGTTGCGCCGGTCGCTTCCGGGCGGCGGAATTTGCTGGCGTCCTGGGTAGAAAGCTGCGCTTTCATCTCGTCGAACTCAGAGCGCAACTTCTCCACCGCTTCGGCGGTCTGCTTGTTCTTAAGCTGCCCTGCGCTCAGTTTTTCCATCTTGTCCAGCAATTCACCTTGGCTTTCCGCTACCAGTTCAACCGCCTGGCGGATATCACCATTTTCACGATCGAAGTGCTGGCGGGTTCCGGTCAGCATTTCCTTGATACGAGAAAAGAAGTTCTTCCCAGTGTCGGACGCTGGCGGCTCTTCCTGCGCAAATTCGAGGGATGATTCCAGGGTTTCAGTGAAGAAGCATTCAGGTGCGTAGTGACGCGCGGCCAGTGGGTTGGCGCTGGCGTTCTGGGTGCAAAACTTCATCATTTCGGTGCCCAGGCTCGCCGGGTTATCGGTACAGGCCAGCCCCATAAGGTAGGCTTTGCCGGTGTCGGCAAAGGACGGATGCACCTCAATGCTATGGTAGATTTTCTGGCGTTTGCCTTTCAGTTCTACCAGTTCGTCCGTGGCGTCCACCTTCACCAGAAGCGCCAGTTTGCCCTTTAACGGGCCCTCGGCAATCTCTTCGGCTTTGGCTTCAACCACGTCACCATACGCGCGGAAATCGCTTGTCGGCGACCAGCCTAAAATGTGCTCCAGATTGACGCGGGCGCCATATACCTGGGGATCGTACTGTTCGGCCATTTCGGTGATGTGCTGACGTTCCAGCACGCGGCCGTCACAGGTTGCGCCCTCTACTGCGGCGCGGAAAAAATTTGTCATTGGCATGGTGACAAAGCTCCGGGTTGGTAAGCGATTGATATTAACCAGTGCCCCAATCATTCCCTTTGCGGCCGGAAGGCGCAAAGCCTTCACTTTGTCGGACTCAGGCGACAACCAGCGGCGATATTGTTGCGCGCGCGAGCGCGATAGCCTGTTGCCATGAATACAGCCGAAGACCTCAGCACAAAAGCCAAAAGCCTCTACTGGCAGGCGTTTAGCATCACTCAGATTTCTAAGGAAATCGGGGTGAGCATTAACACGATCTACAGTTGGCGCCGCCGCTATGAATGGGATAAAGCTACCCCCATGCAGCGGGTGCAGGATCGCACGCACGTTCGTTACCTGCGCCTGGTGGAAAAGGACGACAAAACCCCGAAGGACTTTAAAGAAATTGACCTGCTGGCGCGCCAGCTTGACCGCTTTGAACGGCATGAGCGACGCGACCAGGAGAAAGAGAAGAAGGCGAAGACCCCGAAAAACCATTTCACCGAAGAACAGATAACTCAGCTTCGCGCCCTGATCTTTGATTCGCTATACGAGCATCAAAAACGCTGGTTCAAACAGTGGAACCGGCGTAACCGCTTTATCCTCAAATCGCGCCAGATTGGTGCCACCTGGTACTTTGCCCGCGAAGCGCTGTTGCGTGCGCTGGAAACCGGAAATAATCAGATATTCCTGTCAGCCAGCCGCGCCCAGGCGTTCCAGTTCAAGCGGTTCATTCAGAAGCTGGCAAGGGAAATAGGAGTAGAACTTAAGGGCGGTGATGCCATTGAGTTAAGCAACGGTGCGATCCTGTATTTTCTCGGCACCTCCGCCGCGACGGCCCAGAGCTACACCGGCGATCTGTACCTTGATGAAGCCTTCTGGATCAGTAATTTCATCAAACTGCGCTCGGTGGCCGCAGGCATGGCGACACAAAAAGGACTGCGCCGCACCTACTTTTCGACGCCTTCCAGTGAAGAACATGAAGCCTATCCCTTCTGGACTGGCGATCAGTTCAATGAAAGCCGCCGCCGATCCGATCGGGTGGATATCGACACCAGTTATAAGGCACTGAAAAACGGCAAGCTATGCGGGGATAACATCTGGCGCCAGATAGTCACGCTGGAAGACGCCATGAAGCTCGGTTTCGATCTGGTTGATATTGATGAAATCCGTAGCGAAAACTCCCTTGACGAATACGCCAACCTGTACGGATGTACCTTCGTTAAAGCAGGGGAACGCGCCTTCGACTACAACACAATTTTGGGCTGCGGCGTTGATGGCTACATGCCGGACGCGTGGCCGGACTGGAACCCGTTTGCACCTCGCCCGCTGGGTAATCGCCCTGTCTGGGTTAGCTATGACCCCAACGGCAGCAGCGGCAAAGGCGACAGCGCCGGGCTGGTTGTGCTGGCCCCGCCAGCCGTGCCGGGTGGCAAGTTCCGCGCGGTAGAACGCCACCAGTTACGCGGCATGGAGTACGAAGAGCAGGCCAAATTTATTAAAGAGATCACCACCCGCTACAACGTGCAGCACATTGCTATCGACGGCACAGGGATCGGCGATGCGGTTTATCAACTGGTGATCAAGTTCTTCCCGCAGGCGGTTAAATACAACTATTCACCGGTTCTTAAGCGGTCAATGGTGCTCAAAATGTTGATGGTCATTCGTGCCGGGCGCTTTGAGTTCGACGCCGGAATGATGGATCTCGCACAGTCGTTTATGACCGTGCGTAAAGTCACCGCAGGCGGCGTTATTACCTACCAGTCCGATCGGGCCCGTGGCAGCAATCACGGCGATCTGGCATGGGCAACTATGCAGGGCATTTACAACGAACCGATCGGCGCGGAAGTGACCGGCGATAACGGCAGTTTTGTGGAGGAGTTTTAATTGAGCGGCAAAAAGAAATTCAGGGCGCCAACTGCTGCGCCAGCCAGCACGGCCAGCAACGCAGCCACCCCGCTGGAAAGCGTGGAATCTTTCAGCTTTGGCGACCCGATCGCAGTCAACGATCGCGCGTCTCTTATGGAGTGCCTCGAATGCCATAACAATGGCCGCTGGTATGAACCACCGATCAGCCCCTACGGGCTTGCGCGCATGTTCGACGTTGCCGCCTATCACCAGTCACCGCTGATATTTAAACGCAATGTTATCGCCAGTTGCTACATACCACACCCGCTATTGACCCGGCAGGAGTTCACCGCCTGGGTGCAGGATTATTTAATTTTCGGTAACTGTTACATGGAATGCCGCCGCAACCGACTCGGCCAGCCGATTGAACTGCGGCACAGCCAGGCGAAATATACGCGGCGCGGCATAGACCCGGCTCAATTCTGGTTTGTTCCGCGCTACGTTGACGATCACGCGTTCGAACCGGGCAGCGTCTGCCAGATCAAGAACCCCAGCCCGCACCAGGAGATCTACGGCGCGCCGGAATATCTGGCCGCGCTACAAAGCGCCATGCTGAACGGTGAAGCAACGGTGTTCCGCCGCAACTACTACATTAACGGCAGTCATGCGGGTGTGATCGTCTACCTCACTGACCCGGTGGCGAATAATAACGATGTGGAAAAGCTTAAGAAGTCGCTGAAAGATGCACGCGGCAACGGTGCTTTTAAAAACCTGTTTGTCTACGCGGCGGGCGGAAAAAAAGACGGCCTGCAAATTATGCCGTTCAGCCAGGTGGCGGCGAAGGATGAGTTTACCGGCATCAAAGACGCCACCCGCGACGACCTGTTAGCCGCGCACCGCGTGCCGCCCGTTCTGATGGGGGTAATGCCGAATAACTCCGGTGGCTTCGGCGACGTAGAGAAAGCGGCGAAGGTGTTTTCCATCAACGAACTGGCCCCGATACAAGAAAGCCTGAAAGAGTTAAACGACTGGCTGGGGATCGACGTGGTGCGCTTCAACCCTTACGCACTGTTGCAGGCAGCAATCTGACGCCAGCCCGGACACACCCACCACCACCGTGGAACGGCCAGCACGGCCGCAACTGACCACACCGCACGTAAGCCCCTCAGCAGCCCGCTGGCAGGGGCTTTTCTTTTGCCTCAAACCACCACGGCGAACCGAAAACGACGCAGCAGCGAGGCGCAGCGGCGCGAAAATCGGCGCAGATAATACCTACCCTATCCCACCCCTCAGCGCGCGCTCATTCCCCCGCCTCGCCCGCACGCAGAAACCCTGCTTTTTTGTGCAAATGTGCAGACCACCGGAAGGCCCGCCCCGTCTGGTCTGCTCTTGAAAAATCACCATCATAAAATTTGTGCAGTTTTGCGCGGAATTTTGCACTGATTTTCTGCCCCCTCGCAAAGCCATTCACTGGCCTGCGTCAACCCCGTTAAGCGCCACCATTCAACCTTGCGCTTAATACGGTGCCGATCGTTGTAGTCTTTCCCGGCAAACGTGTGGGTATACGCGCGTCCTTCCGGGTAATTCATCCAGATTTTTTCTGTTCGCACGCCGCCGCGCGTCATGGCCTGAAATTCTTTACTGCGCCAGCCTGTTAACCGGTCGTCATAAAGCTGCGAGGGATAGCCAGACAGGATCACGCTGACGTTTTCCGGCAGGTTTATGAGGCAGGCTAACAGGCGCTCATGATCGGCAACCGTATATTCATGACGGTAGCGGGCGCGACTGGTGCGCGTTTCGAGCATGTAAGGCGGATCACAATAGACCAACACCCGCCCTAGCTTGGCAAACGCTGGCACACCAGTGATCGCACCGTTCCGCTTCAGGCTTTCCAGAAAATAGACTGCATCACCGTGGAAAAAATCTAGGCGCGGCGGGTTGATGCCTCTGTCCTTCCAGCGCTGCAACGTCTTTATGCGCGCGGTATCATCCAGATCCGCACCATAGTTCCGCAACGCGGGCGGCTTATGGAACAGCACCGCCCCACTGCCCAGGTGCGTTTCAATGTAGGTATCATGCGGTGGCATTTCAGCAATAATCTTCTGATAAACCCCGCTCGCCGCTTTACTTCCCAGATAGCTCATTCTCTTTCGTCCTCAGCTGGCACTGTCATTTCGAACAACCTGCAGCACTGTTAAAAATGACTGTTCTCAATGTATGGCCAACACTGCCGGAAATGGCGGTATTTGCCGGAATCCGGTACCACACCGTCAAAGCTGACCGTTCCGGCCATCGCGGTATTTCGGTACCACACTGTCAAAGCCTACCATGCCGATCGGCGCCCTACTTCCGCCCCGAAAACGCAGCCTTCATCCTGTTCACGAGGTCGCTTGTCTTTTTCTTCGCCGCCATCACCTGCGACGGCAGCTTATCCAGCCCGGACGCGGCGCGGTTGCGCGATACCAACCGCCCGTCCTGCACGGTCATAACAAGATCACCGCACGCTACTGACGCACCGGCCATCATCGATCTGACCATTCCGGCGCTGGCATCAATCCCACGCAGCGCCAGCAATTCACTGATCTGCTGCTCTTTCACTGATAGCCCGGCGCCCTCTTCCCGTTCCGGTGGCCGTTTTTTACGCTTGCTTCGCACATCTTCACTAAGCCGCTGCGCCAGTTCTCGCTTTTCCTGCCGTGAAAGCGCATCAAAATTCACCGTCACGCCCTCAGCTGGCACAGTCATTTCTGACTGCCCTGTAGCTTCGATGGCGGCATGTTCAACACCGTCAGTACCTGCCGCGGGATCCCGCGTACAGTTATTGACAGAACTCCGAGGGGCGGCGTTGCCGCCTGAAAAACCAACGTCAACGGCCACACCGTCAGCGCTCTGGCGCTTCGGCACGATTTTGTATTGAGTGGTGCGGGTGAAGATCAAAGAGTCATTGCCCGTAATCGGGCAGTAAATACCAGTGATTCGCTGGACGTTATCGCCGTAGGCGTTGCCGTTTTCAGTGGTTTCATAATTCAGACGGATGCGCAGCTTATCGCGCTCAACCAACGGGCCACCCTGGGCTAATACGTAGTTATCCCATTCGCCACCGTTAGCGGCCTGCCGGGCGGTTTCCAGTTCAGGGTGTAACACCAGTTCGCGATCGCCCAAGCGGCGAAGTTCGCGATATACCGTGACCGGCGCACCGCCGATCTGCTGAAACTGACGAATAGCCCAGCGCGATGCCCACGCGCTAACGCGGAGTGACATTTCTTTCAGGTCTTCCCCGGTTTCGTCGTCCTTCTCACCATCCAGCGCGAAGCCGTCGATATTCTTCGAAATGTATTTCGCTATGTAGCCAGTTGCGCTGCCGTGGGCATCGTCGATCGGCACGACCTGAAAGCGGTTTTCCTGCGCTCCCGGTTCGTTGCCGTCTTCTTTCAGGGCATATTTACGGAAGATTTCGCGCGCCTGCTCGACGCATTCCGGGCGCATAAAAAGAAGCAAATGCCAGTGTGGCGTTGCATCGTGGTGCGGTTCGACCACGCGGAAACCAAAGACGCGGATCCCTTTTCTCTTCCATGCGGCGCGGGTTCTCGCCCAGACTTTGCAAAGATATTGCTGTGTCTCACGCGGCGACGCGCCACAGTATTTGTTATTACGGCGCCCGTTATGCTGCATAGCGTGATAGCGGGAAGGCGCTGTCAGCGTGTAGAAGTCACCGGCCAGCCCTTCCAGCTTCGCCAGATCTTCAAATCCGCGCATTCTCGTCATGAGTTCGCGGCGACGGTTGGCCGGATTGGCAACACTGCCGGCGACTTTATCGATCAGCGAAATGCGCTCGCCCGTGTCCTGGTCTTCCAGTTCCATAGCCTTGAGGTATTCACGGTTAGCTTTTTTCTGGGCCAGCCATTCCGTAAGGCACGGGGCGCTACTGTATGGGGAGGATTTTTTCTGGACGTATCCCGCTGCGATCATCAAATGCTCACGCCACCGGGCATGGATACGGCGCAGGCGGTTTAACCACCACTGCGGTGACTCAAGACGGAGAACTGCGCGTAACGCGTCCTCCGCTTCAAGTTCTTCATTGCAATAAGCTGTCCAACCGGGGATCGGCGTTTTCAGATGCACTGCCAGCGATGCAATACGGCCATAGCCAGAAAGCGCCGCGAACTCAGGATCGCCGGTGCGCACCAACTGGTGATCGGACTCGCGTATAAACTCGCTCGTAAAGATATCGGCAAGCGTATAAGCCAGTCTTTTTAACTCTTTTTTCCCTGCCCAGAGCATACGGAAAAGCTGATCGCGAATTGGCAGCAGAATGCCGGGCATCACAGTATCAGGCTGGTAAACACTGTTCACGCTATCAATACGCGTTAATACGTGGCGCTCAAAGGTGTTAAGCAGCCAGTGATCTGCCGCTTTGCGGTCTTTCACATCCAGCGCATCAAGCTTCGCTGCAAAGTGGCGGCGGACATATTGCGGAAGAGAAGCCAGACGGCGACGCAGCAGCTTACTGCGTTCCGGCTTTTCGTCCTCCGCTACCAGTTCACTGAACGCAATATGCTTACGCGTGCCGTCCGGCGTGAGATAGTCGAAACCATCCAGCCCCGGCGCTACATCAACGCCAATCGGCTGGTATGGTTTGTTCCCGCCATAAGCGTAAGGGATAGCATTGTCAGTGCTGCCCGGATACGGTGGAGGTGGAGAAGGGGCGCGACGGCCACGGGTTGCCGTGGTCATATTTGAACTACATCCCCTACTTTAACGGCTTTGGCTTCCTCTTCTGATTTCTTCAGAATTGTGGTTATTGACTCCCTTCCATAAGCTGTTACTTTCGCCTCAACCAACCAATACGGCACAATCTCGCCACGACTCACGCTTATGATTTCAACGATCCAGGCGTCTACAAGATTCATTAAAACGCCTCCAGATCGTCAAACGTGCCTGCCGCAACCATCGCGTTGTAAGTCGCATCACCCATCACGGCGCCACAATCAGGGCAACCGCCGCCGTAACGCCCGCAGCAGTCGCAGACAGGCAGCACGCCGATCACTTCTTTGGCCTTCTGGCGGTTGTCTTTGTCAGTGCTGACGGAACGTTGCACGCTGATTTCGTGCATCTTGAAAGGCTGATAAATCGCGCGGGTGGCTTCGGTGTCGCTGTTGGAAATGACAACCTTCACGCCATGCTTACGGTTAACTTCCAGCAGTGCCTGGACTAACTGGCGGTGGTTGTCTTCCGTGAATGGTTCGGTGTGGTATTGGGTAAAATCGGCTGTTTTGCTTTCAGGCAGGTAAGGCGGATCGCAGTAAACGAGAACATCGCCACCCGTGACGACCTGTAGAGAACGCTGGAACGGCGCGCAAAGAAATATTGCCTTTGTATCGTTGGCCTTTTCGGCAAACAGGCGGATTTCATTTTCAGGAAAGTAGACGCTCTTATACTTGCCAAACGGCACGTTAAAGCCGGTCTTACGGCTGTAACGGCATAAGCCGTTATAACCGTGGCGGTTCAGATACAGGAATTGAGCAGCACGCATGATGCGCGCCATTTCGACGCCATAACGCAACCCACCGCTTTTTACCGTACATACCTGCTTATTGAACGCGGCGCGGACTTCGTTGTACCCCTGCGGGCTGTTCTTGCTGTTGAACAGTTCGCGGGCCGCATCGATCACTAAGTCCGGGTAACGGGTGACTTCCCGATAAAGGTTAATAAGATCCGGGTTGATATCAGCCAGCACATAGCGGCGGTACTCAGTCGCCAGAAATACCGATGCGCCGCCTACGAACGGTTCGATCAGGCAGTCGGCTTTAGGAAGGTGCGGCAGCAGGTCAGGAAGGACACGGGTTTTACCCCCTGCCCATTTGATGAACGGGCGAATAATAGGGCTGCTCATGATGCGTGCCCCACTTTCTCAGCTTTCAAAACCATGCGGCTACCGTCCGACAGGTTCCAGCCGATTTCCCCTCCCTCAGACATAACCAACTGCCAAACTAATTGCGCAGCTTCGTTAGTCACATCACGACCAGGATCACTACCAACGCGAAGGCGGCGCCCTTCCCCATCATCGCGCATCTTTGCCAACTGGATTTTTTTAGTCAGCGGTGAAAAACCTAATTGAAGTTTCGCTACGTTACTCATATAAAAGACCTCTATTTATAAATAACCGTAAGGAGAAGAAGGAATGGAAGGGCGCTGCAATTCTTCAATGCAGTGCTGGCGCAGGTTGCTGATAAAATTAGTGGTTACTGATCCAGTGGCAGAAAGGGTTAACTCACCATCACGGCGGGTTTTAATGGTTAAGCCTTCATTTTCGATAGCAGGTAAAAGAACATGCAAAATGAAGCTATATTGATCACGTCTGGTCATAATCTCTTCCTCAAAAAAAGAATGAGTTGAACCGCCGCCACTTAATAAAAAGGCGGAGAAAACATAGTTGATTTTTTTAAAACCGAATTACTTAATTAGCTTTTTAAATAATTCAGCCAGTGTAAGCAGGAAGCCTTTATTTATTCTTTGGGTATAAATAAACGGTTTATTTTTACCTTTGATAAATTGAACCTTCGCCGGTTCGGGTTTAAAAAATCTTCCGTCCGGCGTTTCCAGCCAGCCGCGTGAGTTCTTGAAGTGCGTGACCTGGCACCCGTGCTTAAGCAGGCTTGCCAGTGATGGGCCTTCATCGTGCATTACTGCCCCCTTGCTTATACATCTGATCAACCGTGCGCATGGCTTCCGCTAAAGCAAAGTCACGCCCGTAATAATCGCCATTGCTGGAAATACGATAAGAGTGCTTAAACGTAAATGGATTACGCGGGCACTTTTGAATCGTGAAGCCACGATATAAATAAGAGTGGCGGCTTAATTGCACTAACTGGCTCATATCATCTTCCTGTGATAGCCACTTTAAGATCAGCAATTAAACGGTTTAATTGCTCGCGCCCTTCTTCGTTCAGTGCTTCAATGCCGTAATCGTAAGCAGCAAGAATAGATATTTCCTGCTCACGCGAATCAATGGCAACCGTTACTTTAGTGCCCGGCTTTATATATGTCGGCACATCATAGGTATTGTTATCAGAAAAAGGGTTGATAACTGCCGTGTAGCTTTTATTCAGTGGATTGAACATATCGCCCTCACATTCCCAGCTTAAGCAATTCACCATCAACATGGCGGGCCACGTCTTTGGTTATTTCCTTAATCAGCTTTTTATCCCTGATCATGAACTCGCCGCTATTGGTGCGAATCATGAAGCCCGTTTGCATATCTTTTAAATGGGTGTCCAGAATGTCGTTACATTCACGCACCCGGTTTTCGTGGTTGGCTGTTTTCTGGCTCATCGCGATAACCTCAAAGACCGATCCACAACAACCACGCGTCGCGCTGTTCTCTCGGACGGTTGTAATAGGCGTCACGCATTGCGCGGTTGAACTCAGGAATATAGATCCAGTTCTCAGCGCGGGCGCCCAGGCTTTCCGGGTTCTTCCACGGGATGATCGGCAACTTACCGTCTTCAATCATGCTCTTAACCGTGGCGGGCTTCTTACCGATTAACTCGGCAAATTTAGGGTATGGAACCGCGTCAACGGCGTGACGCACTTCAATGAACCCCTCTAACTCTTTCTCTGTCATGTGTCATAATCCCCATCGGCGCTAGGCGCTTATTTCGGCTTGTAACTGCTTATATTGGCGGTTGCTCATGGTAGAGATTACCACCCTTAAGGAGAATGTTATGGTAGAGATCCCTACCCCGTCAAGCGGCGTGGGTGAAAAAATCAGAGCTATCAGGGATGCGGAGGGGTTAACAAGGCAGCAATTCTTTGAATTAACTGGAATACCTGCTGGCACGCAGAAGTATTACGAGACAGGAAGAGTGGAGAGTATTGGTAGCGATATCTTGCTTAAGATCACTCAGCATTCACGTTTCGCAAAATACACGCTCTGGCTTATGACTGATAAGACCGCCCCTCAAGCTGGTCAAATCGCACCGGCCCTCGCACACATTGGGCCAGAGTCAACTGGATCAGACCGCTCCGAGAAACAAACTGGTTAACTGTTTATAAACATTACATTTTCACTATCTGTTATCAGGATGGGGAAATAAACGCCGGAGGGCTTTCTTATGTCGATTAAGAAGCTCGAAGGTGGTCAATATGAAGTGGACGTATGGCCGCGCGGACGTAACGGAAAACGTATCCGCAGGCGATTTGAGAAGAAACAAGAGGCAGTTCTTTTTGAGCGTTATGTATTAGCCAACGCCGACAAAAAAGAATGGCTGGGCGCGAGCGTTGACCGCCGCACCTTAAGCGAGTTGTTAGATACCTGGTGGCTGCTATATGGACAGACTCAGGAAAATGGCGAGATTGAAAAGCGGCACCTGAATAAAACAATCAGGGCGCTTGGTGATCCAGCCGTTAACCGACTGAACAAGCGAATGATTGCACAGCACCGAAGCCAACGGCTGGAAGACGGTATCAGCGCAGCAACGATCAACCGGGATATTTACCGTTTGTCCGGGATGTTCAGCACGTTGATAAAGCTGGAAGAGTTCAGAAAGGAAAACCCCTGTAAGGGTCTGGAACCACTGAAAGAAGCGCCGCCAGCTATGACTTATCTCGCCAAATCAGAGATCAGCAAATTGCTGGATACTCTGACCGGCGACGATCGACGTGTAGCACTGCTATGCCTCAGCACTGGCGCACGCTGGGGTGAAGGGAGCACGCTGCGAGGTGAGCAGGTTAATCACGGGCGTGTGACGTTCCTTAAGACCAAAAATGGGAAAAAGCGCACGGTGCCGATATCGGAAGAACTGGAGAAAGAGATCAAGACCAGCGACACCGGGCCACTGTTCAAAGTTGACTATGAAAACTTCTGCGAACGGCTCAGGCTGGTTAAGCCTGACTTACCACGCGGGCAGGCCACGCATGTGCTTAGACATACGTTCGCAAGCTGGTTCATGATGAACGGGGGGAACATTATTGCGTTACAGCAAATTCTGGGGCACGCCAGCATACAACAGACGATGGTTTATGCTCACCTTGCACCTGATTACCTGCAACACGCAGTAACGTTAAACCCTCTTGGCGGCGGGCTGATGGTGTGA